ACTAGGGAGGTTCGATATGCTCCAACGCTTCCGCGAATGGCTGGGGTCCTACTCCATCACCGCAAAGTCGCTGGTGTGCGCGTGGCTGGCACTGGCCGTCCTCTACGTCGAAAATCCCGCCTTTCATAATTACGTCTTCGCCATGTTCTCCCGCTTCCCTCACTTCCTACAGGAGTTTGTGGTGGGCTTTGTCGTGCCAGTTACGACCGTAGCCATCGGCCACGCGCGAAAGGAGCGCAAACCATGATTCAGATTGTCGTGATTCTGCTTGTGGCCTACATACTCGTTCCGCTGTTCGACCTCACGCTGACGGAGCGCGTTCGCTACTTCGCCAAACTTCTCATCTACCTCATCGCCCTGCTATGGATCGTCTACACGCTCTGGTTTGTGAGAGGGCATCCATGAGAAAAGCCACCATCGAACTTGAAGGCGATGAGCTGATTATCGACGGTATGAGAGTCACGGCATCCGCCATCCCGCAAGCCCTGTACGAACTGGCGCATCCCGATCCGCGCAAGTGGTACAACTTCGAACGCACCGGGAACACGCTTCTAATCCATGTCGAAATCAGGGAGCCGGAGCGACCCACCGCCGACTATCCCATCCCCCCGGAGGTAAAAAATGGCAACTACGTCACCGAACGCAGCCCAAGTCCTAGCGGAGAAGGGAGCGAAGCTGCGAACCCACTCCATGAGCATCGACCGAACGGACAATAACGGCTACATCGCGCATCACGAGCTGCGTGACGAGAACGGCAACCCGCCCACCGATGGCCAGCGCAGCTCCAAGCTCTACCACATGAACAACGCGGAGGAGCTGCGCGATCATGTCCACAAACACATGGGTCCACCGGAGCCTGAAGAGGCCGAATGATAGACCTATTGAAATATGCAGCCAGTACGCTGATGGGAGACAGCATAAAGCCGCTGTGCTCTAACCACGAGCCGAAAGTATCGCTACAACGGGAGCAAGGAGGCTGTGTCGTCCACATCCATTGCGACCGCTGCAACCTTTCTATGTGGATGAGTCCCAACACCTACTACGACATGATGGTGGACAACATGCTCGATGAAGTGGAAGAGAGCATTAGGGGCGAATCGTGAGCGGACGCGGATTTATCCAAGAAGAACCGGACAGGCCATGCGAACTCTGCGGGAAGACGGAAGAGTGCCGACCGTACGGACCCAAAGGCGAACAGGTCTGTTTCGATTGCGCGATGAAAGACCCAGAGGCAGCGAAGCGCGGTTTCGCGCGACACGTTTTGGGAATGGGGAATACCTAATGGATGGTTTGAGCAGAGTGCATTTCAAAACGGTACAAGCCGAAATCGAGGGGCGATTCTTCTCCAAGGAAGAAGCGGACCAACTGAAAGAGGCTATCGACCGCCAAACCATCACAGACGCGCAGACAAGGGCCTTAGCTGCGAAGGCATGGGAAACCTGATATGCATTTCAACTGGCGAAGGCTGCGCGATCCGACACAGGAGAAAGCCGACAATCGCGCGTGGAGAGCCGAGCTTACCGTCTTGGCGCAAGCCGACGAGCAGATACGCGAAGACGGTAGACGCCTATGCGAGAACAACCTTCTCGCTCTCTGTTACGTGCTTGGCTATTGCCTCATCACCGAAGAGGTTCACAAAGAAGCCATCGAGTTTTTCCCGGAGATAGACGACAACAAAACCGTGGAAGAGCTGGCCGTGGGGATCAAACGGCGCGGGACGCTGATATATCCCCGCAATACCTATAAGTCAACGCTGGACCTAGCCAACTGCATCCGGCTAATCCTGCATTACTACATGACCATCGCCATCCTGATTATCAGCGGAGCCAAGGAGCTGTCCTTTGACTTCGTGGACCAAGTATCGAGCTTCTTCTATCGCCATCCCCGCCGACCGCCGACGCTGTTTCAAACTCTCTTCCCGGAGCTGTGCGTTGACAAGGAACCGCAACGCGGCGTCTTCACCGCTGCATTGCGCCAGCATGAGCCGAAGATTCTGGAGCCGCTTATCTGGGGCAACTCGCTGGCATCGAGCACGACAGGCTGGCACCCGGATGTGGCGATCTACGACGACATTCACAACAACCGCAACTCCAAGACCTTCGAAGCGCGAGTGAACATCACCAAGGACTACAAGCTCACGCGCAAAATCCTGAAGCCGACCGGATTCGAACTGATGATTGGAACCCCATACGGAGCCGGAGATGTTTTCAGCGATCAGGTGTTGACGGCGAAGCCGGGGAGCTACCGCCGCATCTACAAGCCAGCCATGAAGCTCAAGAGCGGCGAACGTCTGGACCCCAACGGCTTCCCCGCTGAAGACGATGTGATGCTGCTATTCCCGTCGATCCTGAATTACGATTTTCTGCGCGAGGAGTACGAGGGCGACTACTCAAGTTTTATGAGCCAGTACATGCTGGACAGCTACGGAGCCGCAGAGATTGTTTTTCCCGAAGGTCAATTGCTGGATACCATCGTGCCGGAGGACACCGTACCGATGGAGGGCGAGACCTTCATCCACTGGAGACTCCCATGCAGGAAGATGGGATGGGCCACGGCGAACGCGGCCATCGGGATCAGATACCTCAACCGCATGACGATTGCGGAGGCTTTGCAAGGCCATTACAAGCCGAGCGTGCTGGCCAAGCTGATTCACGACACCGCGCGAAAGTTCGGCGTCCACACCATATCCATCGAAGACTCGCCGGGGGCGCGTCTGATGCAATCGACCATCCAGAACTACGCGCTGACGACAGGATGGGAAATCAACATCACATGGACCGAGTTTCAGGACGACAGCGGCGAACGCGATACCCGCATCCGCAACCTTGAAGCTGATATGTCCATGTCGCGGGTCCTGTTCTCTGACGGCATCACCAAACTGAAACTCCTCATCGAAGGCTTCACCCGTTACGGCATGATGGACGAGAACGGATTGCCAGATGTGGTCTCGCGCGTGGCCGACAACCTTCCGCAATCCATCGCCGCCGAGGGGCGCGACGACGACGATATAGCGTGGGAGATGATGAAAGAGCGCGACAAGTACAACATGATCTACAACCGGGGCCGCTACGCACCACCGGAGCCGGAGCCAGAGGAGATAGTCTTTGAGGAGCCGGACCCGAACGATGCGCCGTTCAACGAACTGGGGCTGGAGAACATCCTTGGAGGGCTGAATGGTTAAATTTCAACCACCGTTGTCGCGTGGGCGAAAGGTATGCGAAAGTGTGCAAAAAGTTACCGACATGGGTTACTATTCACCGCATTGCAACGGAACGCATCGAACGTTTGATGCCATGAAGTAGCGGCAGTGGCCGGAACCTCCGACCCGAACCCGACATGAACCATCGGTGTGAGGCGTCTTATGGCGGCTGCGGCGACCCTCGTAGCGGAGAGCAACTGGAGTCAAGCCGTTCTACCGAAAGACGTTCAAACGTCTCCCGATCCGGCGATAGACCCGAAATATACCGATGCCGCCGTCCTCTCCATCGTGGTGCAGGACTACGAGCGATCCGAAGCGTGGATGAATGATCGACGCTGGCCGCTGATGTGGACGGAGAGCGATGTTTTATACCAATCGCCACGAACGACAACGGTCTTCGAAGGGACCAGCGTCACACGAGCAAACGTCTCAAGGTTCTCCGTAGCAAAGCAGGTTAACTCACTCGCCCCGGCAATCTCAGGGGCGATTTTTTCGGACCCGACACCGTTCGAAATCGTTCCCCGCCCCAGCGTGTCGCAGGACACGGCGAGGGCATGGAAGGAACTCGTTGCACAGTTGCTTGAAGATATCGACTTCAAGCAGGAGGCCAGTTACGGAATTCAGGGGATGGTCAATCAGGGTACGGTGATCTTCAAACTAGGATGGGAGACCGAGACCCGCATCGAGAGCCACTACCGCCGCAAGAAAGCTCCCCAACAGGTTGCCATGCCGATAGGCAACGCGATGACGGTCGTCACCAAGGCATCGGATGAGTTTGAAGTGGTGGACATAGAAGTTACCCACAACCGTCCGACCTTCGAAAAGTGCGAACTCGGAACCGTCTTCCCCGATCCTACATGGAACAGCCCTAACCAGCTTTGGAAGGCGAAATGGATCGTCAACCGCCGCTATCTCAACTATGACGACCTGACCAAACTGCGCGACAACCCGGACTATGACATTCCCAGCGATGAAGTGTTGCGGTCGATGTTCTTGGAAGGCACAGAGAACGTGCAGAGCATAAGCGGAGTGGAAGACGCGTTGACGGCGAACACCAGCGTCTTCCATGCCGAGCGGCAGGACACCCAGATATCCGAAGACCCGCTGATGAAACCAATGGAATGTCTGGAGTGGTGGAACAAAACACAGGTCCGAACCGTCCTACAGAAGAAGGTGGTAATCCGCAATGCTCCACACCGTCTCCCGGACAAACCGTTTCTCAGTGCGAACTACTGGGATATCGAAAACGCGGGGCTAGGCATGGGAGTAGGCCGCATAGCAGGAGCGGACCAACGGGTCGAACAGGGCTGTTTAAATGCAATTCTGGACATTTTGGCGTTCGCGTGCCAGCCGGAATATGCCATCGCGCGAGGCGCGAACGTGCCGACACAGGACCAGAGGCGAAGGCTGGGAGGAATCAGGCTGGTTGACGGTGACGACGCCACACGAGCGGTTGCCCTCGTGCCATCGCCACAGGTCCCGCCTGATGCATGGAGAGCGATCATGGCCGTAGTCAGCACCAGCGAAGGCGCGACCGGAGCTGACCAAGCCAGCGTACAAGGGACTCTCCCAGACCGGGGGAGCAGCATAGGACGATCCGGTACAGGGGCCGGAATGATTAGTGCTGCGTCCTCCGGTCGTCTGCAATCTCCAGTGGAGCGATTCATCGACGGCGTGTTTCTTCCCTTCCTTCGCTACCTCTGGAACATGGTCCGGGAGCGGATGCCGATATCTGAAATTCGCGCGATCCTTGGCGAACGCGCCAGCGATCTATCCGTAGACTTCGCGGACTTCATGGAAGCCAACGTGAAGTTCGACACGCTGGCCGGGACCAGACTGGCCGCGCGGAACCGCATGGCACAAGCCCTTCCCTTCTTGCTGGAGGTTCTTGGCAATCAGGCACTCGTGCAGCAACTCGCACAAATCGGATGGAAGGTGAACGCGCTGGAGCTGACCAAGATGGTGCTCGACATGAGCGGTTGGAAGAACCAAAACGACCTCATTGTGCAGCTCACTCCACAGGAGCAACAGATGATGGCGCAATCGAACCCGGAAGTCATTAAGGCACAGGCGCAAGCCGCCGCCACGCAGCAGGATCAGCAATTCCAGATGGCACTGGAGGACAAGAAAATTGCCGGGAGAATCGCCGCAAAGAGTATCAATACCGTTCACCAGACCGCAGTAGAATCGCCACTCAACCGGGCCGCTGCCTTTGCACAGCGCACAGCAGACGAACGCCAGATGCAGAGCAGCCAATTCTTTGCCCCGGTGGGAGGTTAACGTATGGCACTCGTCGCAATCATTCCCCGGCATCTTCGCATCCTTGGCGCACTCATCGAACGGCGCAAGGTGGATATGTTCGGCTGCATCGGCTGGAAGGGACTACTGGACGACCCGGAGAGCTTCACGATGGACCAGATTTTCCGGCCATTAGTCGAACGCGGCCTCATCGAAGACATGAGCAGCACGGAGATGGGAAACGCGGGGAGCTACTTCGTTCGCATCACCCCGCTAGGACAGTTTTGTTACGGTATCGGTTACATGCTCAAAGAGCCGCGACCGACGACGGAGCTGGAGATTAGGAAATACATCTCCGACGTGGCACCACAAAAGCAGCGAATCGAAGAGGCGCAAGACATGATTCGCAGCCGGAACGTCGCAGAGGACGACAACCATGTGGAGGGTACAGCGTGACAGACAATCCCATCCGCGAAGAGAGAAGGTTCGGCGTCACCAGCCAGCTCCAACCGCACCAGCGTATGCATTTGCTGGCCATGCGCGAGAGCGATGCTTGGCCCGATCTTCTGGACGTGATGGAGATGGTGTGTATCGAGAAGGAAACCGATCTTATCAACACAGACCCCGCCGACAAAGAGCGGGTGCTGGAGAACCACAAAATGGCCAAGGCCGCATGGCTAATCTTCACTCACATGCAGCTCAAGGTCGATGCTGAAATCTCCCTCTATACGGCGAGTGTTGCCAAACAACCCCCAGTGCCAGAGCTATCCGCTAGGGACATGCTGATTGAGAACATTCTTGATCCGACCAGACCCGCACCGATAGACGACAGCTATGGGGCCATCTGAGGAGTCAACAACATGGAATACATTTGGCTGAACGACGGAGAGCCGGACGACAACGGCGATTACATCGCAGAGATACGCAACGCAGCCGGGAATCGAGTCTCAACCTACAAGGGCAAGACGTACAAGGAGGTTGCCGACAAGCTACTCGACTCGCAAGTGAACGCTAACCGAGAACTGAGACGCCTAAAAAAACCCGACGCAGGGCGAACACCCCTGAAGGTTGAACCACGGGAGCTAACCCCAACGATAAATTCAGACTCGCCGCAGAGATTACCGACCCCAACAAGGTGGTGGATGCTGTGACGGAAATCGTCACCGCGCAGACTGGCGCACCGCCCAAAGTTGTCGGTGAAAAAATCGCTACGGACGACCGGAAACAAAGCAACGAATACTACGCAGCAGAGGCCGAAGCGTTTCGCAAAGAATTTCCCGACTACTATCCCGTAGAACAAAACCGCAATGCGATCTTCGATGAGTTGAAAGCGAACGGCTGGGATTTAACTCGGAACAATCTAGCCATTGCCTACCAGACACTACTTGACCGCGAGGAGATGATTCCGTGGCCGGATGGTGAGCAGGAGCCTCCAAACGGCGGCAATGGTGGAGCACCCCCCAACGGACAGACACGAGTAGCCCAACCCGCCGCTCAGGAGCCTAACCCTCCCTCTCCCAGACCCCGGACAATATCGACGGGAATCCGCAACGCAGATGCGTCCGCGCTTCCGCCGACCCCGCAAAAGAAAGCGCGGTACACACGCGCCGACATCGAGAGGATGCCAAGGGCGGAATACACCCAACGTCTGAATTCAGACCCGGATTTTCGACGGCAGGTCGATGCAATGGGCGCGTGATCTTCCCTAGAGGGGGACGGTCACATGCAAACGTCATCCGTTGCCGCCACACGCGGCAAAATGTTCTTTCAGAAGTTCGTCGTCCCGTTCATAGAGTTTACTTGCGCGTTTGGAACGCAGGTAGCTCTATACACGGGCAGCGTGGGCAAGGTACACTCCCGCGCAGTGTTGTGCATCGGCGTCTCTCCGGCGTCGAATCTCACAACGAATTTGCCGCAGTCTGTAGTTACTACCTACGACAAAATTTTCGTAGAAAATCTTAAGGCTGAGACCCCGTGGGTGCGATGCACTTCGCGGCGGCAGATTGACGAGAACGCTGGTAATCGTCTCGTCCTCTATATGTACCAGAACCTTCCCGCTCCCCCGCTCACGACCGCGCCAGAAGGCACGATCCAAACGGGTCTCACAGTCTCGGTCGTGCAGAACACGACCATCATGTTGAATTTTGCGGACTACGCGAATATCTCCACGTACGCTCTGCAAACTGCCATCGACCCCACGCTAGAAGCGTTGGGCGTACAGATGGCCTACCGCATGGCGCAGGTAATTAATACCCTGCTTCAGAACACAGCCGATGGAGCCAGCACCATCGACCCCGCAGTTTCGGCGGGATCGAAAGCAGGTTCCGCAACCGTCACGTCCGACGATGTGATTATCGCCGCGCAGTCTTTGACCGGCGTCAATGCCCTCCCCTTCGAAAACGGTCGTTTCACGGGCGTAATCCATCCTCACATAGTTGGTGATATTTTACTGGATAAAACTAATAATTCATTAGTGGATGTGCTTAAGCGCACCGCGCAGGGTAACGAGCGACTGACAGAGCTTCCGGCTCCCGATGGCGACAACGTTACTTTGATCGACTGGGGCGGCGTCTCGTTCCACCAGTCAACACTGGTGAAGCAGACTCCCAACTACGACGGCACGACACTGACCGCGCTGCGAACGTATGTCATCGGACGCGACGGTTTGATTGGCGTTTCGTTCGGCGCAAAAGAGAACACACAAATAGGTAACGGTGACTGGCGCAATTTGCAAGTCTGGGTCCGCCGCATCACCGAGCCGTCGGGCTACGATCCGTCAAAAATGATTGGCGGGTTCGCTTCCTATAACTGCATGTATGCGGCCACGCTTCCACCCGATCCTGTCCAACGCATCCGCTATATCGACGCGGTATCTGCCATTACCTAGAGCTGGAGGCTTGCTGTCTAGCAGCATAGCAGGGAGAGGAATAGCCAAACCTCTCCCACTCCACCAACCGAAACGAGGGAGGAAAAGCAGATGCCCGAAGAGAGAATGAACAAACAAAAAATCACGGATGAGATGGAGCAGTTGCAGCTTGAAGAGATGCGGGAAAAAATTTCCGTCATGCGCTCCACCAAAGCGCAGAAGCAATCCCGCATCGCCAACCTTCAGAAATCCCTTAAAGACACCGCAGACCGCAAGCGGCTCATCCAGAGCCGATGCGCTCACCGCAAGGGCGGCAAGGGCGTGCAAATGCTGTTTCAGGGCAATGATGCCAACTTTGCCGTTGTCAAGTACACGCTCTCACATGGGCCGACCATCGTTGTCTGTCAGCGATGCATCCGCGTGTGGGAACCACCCGACCGCAAATTGAACAGGCGTGGAGCTTCAGCCGAAGAACGCGCTGAATACAAGCGGCAATGGGAGGAGTACCAGTGGGCGATGAATCTACCCACCGACAACGAGCCGGGAGGCACCAAGCTGTTTGAGGTTACGAACAGCGAGGACGCGGCCTGAATCGCAATCCCAACGAGGTGCAGAAGCCCTTAACCACAGAAAGCGAGACCCGACATGACACCAGAAGAGACGAGACCCCAGCAAGCTCAAGGCGTGCGGCCACCTACTCAGGCCAAGGCCAGCAAATCCGATAAGGACGATCCGATAGAAATGGCAAAAAAGCGGATGGCCGAAGCCGTGAAGAACAATCAGACGATGGTGGAGGAAACCGCCGCCGACGAAGACGACGAGGCCCCGGAGCCGGAGGACGTAACCGAATATCCCGAAGGCGACCCCGATCTAGGCGCAATTGATCCAGAGAACCCAGACCGTCCCATTGCCCACATGCACCGCAGAGCCTATCTGATTCGACAGGCCGAGCGGAACCAAGCGGCCAACGATCAACTCAACGCTATGCAAGTAGCCCAGAACAGACGAGTACGAGACGTTCCGGGAATCCTGCAAGACCCGGATTACCTGCGCGAAACCTCAATGGAAACGGCAATGACCGCAATCCGGGCGCATGACCCGGATGTTGTCAGAGCGAATCACGAAGAGCTGGCCAAGCGGCAGAAGGCAAGGGCCGAAAAAGACGACAAGAAAAACGGAACGACAAAGTAGCGGAGGTGAGCCGTGGGGAACAGCACGATTGCGCTGCAAGCCATCATGGACAGCGTTTCCGCTATCGGGGACCTTAATCCGATCTTCAACAACACGGGAGGATGGGCCGACGAACCCGCTCTGACCATCGGCAACGATGTGATGGGCGAACTAATCAGCGTCCGTTTTCCGTGGAAGTGGAATCGGATTAAGATTCCCCCCTTCGTGCTCACCAGCTACCAGCAGGACTACGCGTTGAACGTGAACGGACTGGGATGGCTGGAGAACGGTCGTCGCGTGGATATCAACAGCACACAGGTTCCACCGCCCGATGCTCCCGTGTATGTGGTGCGAGACCTAGCCGCCGACAGCGGCATCGGCGCGTGGCCGTTTCAAGTGTGCTGGTTTCATAACCGCGACCTAGAACAAAACTTGTGGCCGGGACCGAATCAGAAGTACACCAATCCCCTTGGAGCCACGACCCCGCCAGTCAATCCCTTCACCAACCTTCTCGATCCGAGCGGCAACATTCTGGTGCTGACTACGTGGGGCGTGACCGGGAGCATTGAACCGGACGCGGGAGAAGACGCAGTGCCGGGAACCACTGTGCAGGATGGCACCGTGGAATGGACCGTAGCCGACCCGGACGCGCAGGGTATCCGCGTGAGACCCCGGCCATCGCAGACCGGAACGGTTTGGCTGATGCGTCTCTATGGCCAGCGGAAAGCACCCATCTTCACCAACCTGCAACAGAAAATCGAGCCGATACCGGACGACTACTCGAAATGGTTCCGCGACGGATGCGTGGCCTATGCCCACCGCTACTCCACAAACCCACAGGTGCAAGCGCGATTCGACAACAAGAAGCGCGATTGGATAGCCGCCGTGGAGGGAGCTGCGAAGCAGGGCGACCGCGAAGACGAGAGCAAAGGATTCTTCCCCGACCGCAACATCATGGCTCCCGGTATCTGGGGCGATTCCGGTCCACACCCCTATCGCTGGGGAGGGAGGTAACGATGGGCGTCACTCGCAACCTCCAGTCAAGCGCGTTGTTTTCGATGCCGTTTATCGGCAATCAGCCCGTCAACATCTCCAACGGCGAACCCGCGATATCCGCCGCCAACCTCACCAAACAGACCATCCTTGGAGCACCCTTCAAATGGGCGTTCAACCGGGGATCACTAACGTTCACATGTGAGATTGGCGCACAGGACTATTTCGTTCCGGCTACGGACTTTGGGTTTCTGGAGCAGATATGGCTTACCGATCCGAACGGCAAAGTCAGCGAGATTGAAGTACGCAAGAGCCTAGCGGCGGAAAGCGCAGTCAAGCGGCCATCGAGCGCAGCCGCGCAACTAATCGAAGACGATGGCGTGACCATCCGGCTCAACACGCTACCGGATCAGCTCTATCAGGTGGACGGCTTTTATCAGAAAGCTCCCATCCTCATGTCTTCGATGGCGAACACATGGGGTCCGCTACCCGACAACTTGGCCTACATCTACGACTGGGGTTTTCTCTCCTTCGTCAGCCTGTTAACCAAGGACGCGCGTTTCCCCATCTTCGGCCAGCGGTTTACAGCCCATTTGCTAGGCGCACAGGACGGGCTGACCGCGCTGGAACGCAACATTTTCCTTGGCAACTTCATAGACGTGATGACGCAGCAGGGACGCGCCCAGATGTTGACGCAGCAAGGCGTACAGGCGAGGGGCCAATGAGGAGGCTCTATGGAAACACCTACACAGCAGGACGGCAGCGGAGCCGTCAACTGGCTCATCATCGTTTTGATACTGATGTGCTTGGCAGTCTTCTGGTTTTTCGACCACTAAACGCGGAGATTGCCTGATGGCGAACGCGATCCAAGTCGCGGGAGGAGCATCGGAGCCTACCAGCTTCGCGCCACTCCACACGAGTCGTCTCATCACCGGATTGTGGACCAACCGCAATCCCCTGAGCGATGCCGCCGTGAGCCATGACATGCAGCTCTATGGGCTGGGGCGGCAAGACTCGATCATCGAAGGCAACAATACCGAACTCAGCTCTAAGCTCACTCTGCGACGGCGCAGAGGCACCAGCGTATACAACACGCAAAACTTCCCTTCGATCAATCGTTTCTACTCCTTCAATACCTTTACGACGACTGATGAAAATGTGCGGGTGATGGCGGACACCGCGAACACGGTTTACGACGCCACAGGACCGAACACCCAAAATGCTATCTGGCAGAAGACGCCGGGAGCCGGAAAGACCTTCTTCTTAGGCGTGGGAAACGTCCTCTATTTCTGCAACGGCATCGACAATAAAAAATGGAATTTCACCACGAACCAAGTTAGTAACTGGTCAATCGCCGCGCCGACGACCGCGCCCGTCATCTCACAGGCTCCGCGACCGACGCCGCCGCCGAGCTGGAGTCCGTTGACCGGATACGAAGCGCACTCAACACCGCGCCCCGGCATCATCATCTTAGGTTCGGACGGTTGTCTGCATGTCTTCAACGGTACGGGAACGACCGGAGGCGGAGAGCCGCCGTGGACGCCGCCCGGAACCAACACAACTGATGGGTCAATTCAATGGTTCAACCTTGGCCCGTACAACTGGCAAGCGGACTTCGGCTATGGACTGGGGGAAGTCATCTCCGGGATGAATCTCCCATCGGACGTGTTCTATACGTTCGTTTCCACGACAGCAGGACGCAGCGGCGACGGCCATCCCAACTGGCCCACCGGACTCAACCTGCAAATCAGCGATGGCCCTCCCCCCTCCACGCCGACGCAGCCGTCCGTCATCTGGACCAATGTGGGCAAGACGCTGCAATGGTCCGATATCGGAGCTGGCACAACCATCACGTCCACAACCTCCATTCTCGATTCGAATGGCTATCTGCAAACCGTCATACAGGCGGGTAAGAGCGCAGCCGGACCAACGCAGCCGCAATTCGGCACAGAGCTAGGCGCGACGACGCAGGACGGAACCGTGGTGTGGCAGAACACAGGCCCATGGTCCGTTGGCACCACCGCAACGGTGCAGTGGGGGTATGCCTATAAGAATTCGCAGACCGGAGATATAAGCAACATGTCTCCGGCCAGCGCACAGATATCCGTCTTGCAGGGGAATCAGGTCACGGTGCAGGGCAACGGAAGCCCGGACCCGCAGGTTGACACCATCGTTATCTACCGCATCGCGCAGGGTGGTTCCCTGTTCCTGTACCTGACCGAGATTCCCGCGCCAGCCGGGGGAGCGATGTGGACCTACATCGACAACTCCCCGGACAGCGCGTTGAACCCGCTGATTCAAGGTGCTGTTGCCGGAGAGAATACCCCCCTCCCCCAAGGCGCGACGTGTTTGGCATACCACTTGCAACGCATCTTCG